CACCGGCTCGATTTGGCGACTGCGCTGTTTCAGGATTTGGCGCCGACACTTGAAGCGAAATTTGATGTCAAAGCGACGTGGGCTTACGGCCGTAACAGCATCAAGATTGGTGACAGCACTTGGCACGTGAAAGCGGCCAGGCCATCAAGCGGTCACGGTATGTCTGTTGACCTGATCATTGCCGACGAAGTGTTTGGCATCGATTCAGAGACTCTTGACATTGGTTTGCTGCCGACGCAACGTGCTCGGCCTAATCCGTTGTGTTCGATGTGGTCTACGGCCGGTACGGAGGACAGCATTGCGATGATGCGTTGGCGTGAGCAAGGCATTCGCGCCATTGATGAGAGGAAATCGAGTGGGATTTATCTCGCGGAGTATTCGCCTCCACCTGACGCTGACCCGATGAGCCCAGGCGCGTGGGAGTATTCCAACCCGGCGCTCGGCCACACGCTTGACATTCGCACCATCGAGCAGGAAGCCAAGTCACCAAACCGTGCAGGCTTTCTCCGATCTAGCGTAAACCTATGGGTACAGTCAGAGCTCTCGTGGCTTTCGCCAGGCAAGTGGGAAGGATGCGCTACCAAGCTGCCTCCGCTGCCTGGTGGCGTGCTCGCAGTCGAGGTAGCAGTCGACGATGGCCGGTACGTGGCGGTACGTTGCAACGGCAACAGTGCTGGGATGCTGACTGCGACTGTCGCATTCATGTGCGAAACCGTGACGCAGGTTTGGGATAACATCCGTCAACAGATTGCGTCGAATCCTGGGCTGACTGTTGCCATCACTCCGACGCTTGATACCAATTGCCCTACTGATCTCCAGCGTCGCCGCGTGCTGGTTGGCTACCAAGAGATTTGCCGCCACACGTCAATGGTTCGCTCGCTAATCAATGAAGGCCGCGTTGCGCACACTGGCGAAACGATGCTGGCTGAGCACGTCGGCCGCGCTGTGGCTGTCAAGACGCCTGGCGCCATTGCGTTGAGCTCGACCAAGTCATCTGGCCCTATCGAGTTAGCTCGGTGCCTGGTGTGGGCTGTCGGTATGTGTGGCAAGCCGCGACCGATGGTGAACCGACCTGTGATTGCATCGAGCGCCTAGACTGACTGCACGATGGCTGTTTTCTCGCTCAAACGCGCAACCCCCAACGACTCCAAAGCCCAAGTAGGTGCCGCCACCGGCTACGCCGGCAACAACATGGTCGGCAACTTCATGACTTACACCACCGGCTTTGACCGGCTGGCCGCCATCCAAATTCCAACAATTTCTCGTGCGCGCGATTTGATTTGCGGCATGATTGGCTGCCTAGAAATTCACCAGTACGGCAAACAATGGATGGATGACGAATACGAGGACATCGAGTTGCCCGATGACACCTGGTTCCATCAGCCTGATCCAAACGTCACACGCAACTTCATCATGAGCTGGACTACCGACGACCTGATTTTCTACGGCCGGGCATTCTGGGTAGTCACCAGCCGATTCGGCAACGGATTCCCGGCAACATTCACTTGGATTCCAGCTGCTGACGTACAGACTCGTGACCAGGGCGGCCCACAGTGGTGGGGCCCAAGCAAGCAAGTCACGTTTAATGGCCTTGATCTCAACCCGAATGATGTCATTCAATTCATCAGCCCGATTCAAGGCCTGTTGTCAATGGGTGCTAGGGCGATTCGCACCAACGTCAACCTTGATACCAGCGCCGAGCGTTTCGCACGCAACCAAACGCCAGCCGGTGTGCTCAAGCAAACCGAAGGCGAGCCGTTGAGCGCCGAGGAGCTGAGCGAATTGGCGGCCGGCTTTGCTGAAGCTCGAAACAACAACGCCATCGCCGCTTTGAACCAATACGTCGACTGGAAAGAGTCCTACATGGATCCGAGCAAACTTCAGTTGACCGAAGCACGCACCTATCAGGCGCTGGAAATGGCGCGACTCGCAAACATTCCTCCGTACCTTGTCGGCGCACCGTCAGGTTCAGGCATGACGTATCAGAACGCCCTTCAGGCGCGCCAAGACCTTTATCTATTCGGGGCGAAACCATTTATTGATTGCATTGAGCAGACCCTGTCAATGAATAACGTGACGCCACGCGGCCGCTACATTTATTTCGACGTAGAGTCATACTTGGAGGAAGCACAGATGGAGCCCGACCAGGACAACGCTGCACCTGGTCGGGCACCTACCAATGAAACCGAGGATGACGATGATTCGATTGACAGCAACTGACACCTTTGTTCTCGCCCAGGATGGCGAGTCACCACGCACCATTTCAGGCATCGCAGTGCCCTGGGGCGTCGAGGCCACCGTTTCGGATGGCACCCGAGTACGTTTCGAGCGCGGCAGTCTCCCCGTCACTGGCAAAAAGCCGAAGCTGCTCAAATACCACGATTCGACACAGCCTGTAGGCGTCGTCACCGGCCGCGTAGACAGCGAAAAAGGCATGGTGTTTACAGCTCGAATCAGCGCCACATCAGAGGGCAGCGACATGCTTGAGCTCATTAAAGACGAAGCCATTGATTCGGTCAGCGTTGGCGTCGATGTGATCGATGCCCGGTATGACGACGATGGCACGATGGTCATCGCCAAAGCCGACTGGGTTGAATTGAGCCTTGTGACGCAACCAGCGTTTAAGGGTGCTACCATTACAGATGTTGCAGCGACCGAACCACAGCGAGAGGAATCACAACCAATGTCAGACAAGGTCGAAGCAACCGCCGCAAAGGTCACCGAAGCGCCGGCTCCTGCCCCCACAATGCTGTTTGCAGAACCCAAGGCGCCGTTCAAGCTGCCTTCGGCCGCTGAATACATGGCAAAGTTCGCCGTTGGTGGCGCAGAGTTTGCCGAATTCAACGCTCGCATCAAGGCCACTGCGCCGAACGTCATCACGTCCGACACGCCTGGCTTGCTCCCCGAGCCGATCGTTGCGCCGGTCTACGACTCGCTGAACCCGATTCGACCATTCGTCACCGCCATTGGCGCACGCGCAATGCCGGAATCAGGCACCACGTTCCGTCGCCCGGTCATCACAGTGCGCCCAGTCGTGGCCCAGCAGCCGACCGGCCAGCTCAACACGCTCAGCGGCTCGGATGTGCAAGTGTCAAACAACAACGTCAGCAAACTGACGTTCGGCACTTACGTCAACATCTCGGAGCAGTCAATCGACTTCACCGACCCGAACAGCTTGGCAATCGTGCTCAACCAGCTCGCAATCGCCTACGGCGAAGCGACCGACAACTACGCAGTCGACACCTGCCATGCCGCAATCACGCAGACCGCTACGGTCACTGACACGGCTGTTGGTGCTGACTGGGTTGCCGCGATCTACGAGGGCGCTCGCCAAATCTCGTTGAACAGCAACTATCTGCCGACGCATCTGTTCCTGACGCCAGGCAGCTGGGCTGCACTTGCCAGTTCGGTTGATGACGCAGGTCGCCCGGTGTTTCCATTCGTGGGCGCCCCGAACCTCAGCGGTCAGAACGCCGCTGGTGCTGCCGCTGCGAACACTTGGAACGGCAACCCACTCGGCTTGGTGCTTGTCGTTGACAAGAACGCGCCTGGCTCGTTCATGGGTCACGCCGCTGGCCCAGCCGCTGGCTTCGAGTTCTACGAACAGCAGAAGGGCGCGATCAGCATCGACACGCCTGCGACGCTCGGCCGCACCATCGCCTTCCGTGGCTATGCAGCCTCGTTCATGGCGGATGCGACTAAGTTCGTCAAATTCGTCTGATCCAACAGATTCCTTCCTCCAGGGAACACTGAACGGTGGCGACGTACACGATCACCCATAAACAGGTGGTTTCAAACGTTGCCATCGTTCAGTTGTTGGAGCCACTTGAATTTGAGGTCGGTCAAAGCATCACGATTGCTGGTGTTGGTGCTGGGTGGAACGCCACCCACAAAATCCTTGCATTGCCCGAGTATTACTTCACTGGCGTCAGCGCCCAGGGCGATTACCTCTACGACACATCGCGCATCATCCCGAATCAGGTGCTGTTTGCGCTCACCACAGCCGATCTGGAGCGCGCTGCGGCCACAGGCACAGCCACGTACTCGGTTACGTGCACATGGATTGTCCTGGCTGATTTAGAGGATTACCTCGGCTTCACGTTCACGAATCCGAGCGCTGACCTTGACGTTGCCAACATGGCGCTCGCGGCAGCCAACGCTTTCTGCTTCCGTCGCCGCCAGGAGGCTGGCTACTGGGATTCGCCCAGCACCGTGCCAGATGGCGCAGCCAAGCTTGGCACCGTGCAATACGCGGCAATCCTTTACCGCGAGCGCGGCAGCACTGAGGCCTTCGCCAGCTTCGATCCGTTGGCCACAGGTGGCCCAGTCACAGGCAACTACGGCCAGATACTTCGCCTACTCGGAGTCGGTAAGCCGCAGGTGGCGTGATGAGCAACCTGTTCAAAGAAGGGTACGACCAGCTCGTAACGCGCCTCGGTTTGATTACCGGGCTAAAAGTTTTCAACGATCCGCGCAACATTAACGTGCCGTGCGCAATCGTTGAAGCACCGAGCATCGAGATGGCCAGCAACGTAGTAGCCGACATGGAATTCCGTGTCGTAATCGTCGGCATGGGCACAGGCGACAACCGCACACTTGACCAGCTGCTTGACTTGGCTGATTTGATTCGAGCCGCGCAAATCGGCCTGAACACAGCCCGGCCAACGACTGTCAGTTACGGTGGCGCCGATTACCCTGCCTACGAGCTCGTGATACGCACCAAAGTCGCACCGTAGACCTACTAGACTGCCCACAAGGCTTGCAGCGGCCGCCAACCACAGGAGAACCGCTACATGGCCGTTGCAACCACCTACCTCGCCACACCGACCTTCAACATCGGAGCTTCGTCGGCCTCGACCAAGGACTTGTCAGACCAGTGCAAGAGCGTGGTCATCACCAAGGCGCGCGAAGCCCTTGACGCTTCCAGCTTCGGTTCCTCGGCTCGCAACTACGTGGGCGGCCTCACCAACGTGACCGTTACCGCGACGCTGCTCATGGAATACAGCGCGACGCCTGGCACTTACGTCGATCTCACCAGCCTCGTGGGCACCAACGTCTACGTGGCAGTTAAGCCGACCAGCGGCGGCATCACGACGACAAACCCAGAAATGCAGATTACGGGTGGGTACCTAGAGTCACTTGATGTGATTAATGCCAGCCTCGGAGAGCTTTCAGAGGTCGAAATCACGATCACTGGTGGCACGCTTGTTGAAGATGTGACCGCATGAAATTGACAATCCAGGTGTCGTTTAAGACACCGGCAGGACAATCGGTCAGCGAAACGGTCACTACGACCATCGCAACTGCCGCAGCGTGGGAACGTAAATTCAAGCGCCGCGCATCTGATCTCCAAGGCGGCATCGGTATCGATGACCTGATGTTCATGGCGTGGCACGTGCTCAACGCTCAAAAGCGTGAAGGTCGTGACTATGACGCTTGGCTTCAATCGGTTGAGGATTTCAGCGTCGTTGAGGTCGCTGGCGCAAACCCTACGGATCCGGCAGCATCAGACGCCAGTTAGCTGAGCTGCTGTTGGCTACCGGGTACTGGCCAGACGGCATCGAGTTTGATGTAGAAGATTTGGCGACGGTGTTGCTGCTCGCCAAGAAACAGCAGGAGAAACGCCGTGGCCGTTAGCGCAAGTGTTCAGGTGTACGGCATCAAAGAGGCCTTACGCGAATTAAACAAGATTGACAAAAGTTTGCGCCGTGAGATTACGCGCGATTACAAAGAAATTGTCAAGTCGGTGATTGATGACGCCAAGGCAGCCGTGCCGGCAGCTGCACCGCTGTCGGGCATGAACCGCAAATGGAAAACGAAATCGGGCTACGAAATCATTGGTGATGGTGGCTGGTCACAATCCATTGCACAGAAGTTTCTTGTCGCCAAAATCAGCACACGCCGCGTCAAAGAATACCAG